ACATTCGCAGGTTTGTTAATGGAAGGTGGTGTGATAGGATATGAGAGCAACATAAAGTCAGGTGGCTTGGGTGCTAGATATTTGGGCATAGGCTCTACCAAAGAATACAGACAAGATATAGTAACTGTTTCTTTGCGTACCGTTTCTGTAAGCACAGGTAAGGTCTTGACTGAAGTGTTGAGTACAAAATCAATTCTTAGCGTAGCTATAAGTCAGGATGTTTTCCGTTTCGTTTCTACTGATACTGAATTAGTAGAGATTGAGAACGGAATGGTAGAAAACGAGTCTGTCAATATAGCATTGCAAAATGCCATAGAAACAGCAGTTTTAGAAACCATTAACTTAGGTTTAGAAAAAGATTTATGGAGAATTGTAGATGAAGAAATACTTAATAATATTCGTGGTTAGTTCTAGTTTTATTTATGCTGACAACGAAGTGTATGTAGATCAAGTTGGTGCAACATTTAATCTTGACATAGAACAACTAGGTTCATCAAACATAGTTGGTGGTGCAACTGCTTCTGCAGGCTCTATGACACCTCTTGATCTTGATGGTGCAACTATGACATTAGATATAAACCAAATAGGCGACACTAATAAATTTTTAGGCGATATAACAGCCGATACCTTTACAGGTTTCTTTGAGTTTGATGGTGATAGTAATACTTTTAATATACAAACTGACCCCACTAATACACATGGTGCAGACAACGGAAACTTTAATGTAGATGTTACTGGTGGTAGTAATACTTTTACTTTAGATGTTGCTACAAACGATCTAGCAGGAACTTTAGACCTAGATTGGATTATACAAGGTGATGGCAATACTTTTGACTTTGATATTGACTCTGACACTGCAACGAACTATGTTGATGTAGATGGAGACTCAAATACAGTCAATTTTGACGGAGATGGTTATGCTGATCAGTTCTTTAAACTTGAGCATGATGGAAACTCAAGAACCTTTAACATAGATCAACAGAGTACTTTGGCTAGTGACTGGTTACGCATACTTTCTAACGGCAATAGTGGTACTGTGTGTGTCATTCAAAGCGACGGCGGTACAAGCACAAGCTGTTGATATTGGAGATGTATCAGAACTAACAGGAAATGCACAAGTCTTAAGGGACAAACCTTATAAAGCTGAACTAGATTTTAACATTCAGCAAAATGATAATGTAGAAACCTCTAATGGTCGCATAGCAATAAAATTCCTTGATGATTCTACGGTAAAGCTTACAGAACACTCACAATTGACCATAGACGAATATATCTATGACCCTAACCCATCTAATTCTAAACTTGCTTTAAACTTTGCTAGTGGTACGGCAAGGTTTATTACAGGGCAACTAGGCAGAATAGACAAAGAAAACATCACAATACAAACACCAACAGCCAACATCACAATTCGTGGAACAGATTTCACTGCAACGGTAGATGAGCTTGGGCGTAGCTTGATAATACTTTTGCCTGATTCTACGGGTATATCTAGTGGTGAAATATTAGTCACTACTGCTATGGGTACAGTTACCCTTAATAAACCGTATGAAGCCACTACAACTTCTGTCTTTGAAAGCAGTCCAACTAAACCTGTAATATTAGACCTGACCTTAGAAATTATTGACAACATGTTAATAGTACAACCACCGAAAGAAGAAAAGCTAAGTAGTGAAGATACCAGTGCAACCAGTAGCAATGTATTAGATATTGATTTCCTTGAGTTTGATGAGCTTGATTCAGATTATTTTGCTAAAGATGAACTAGAGTTTTCTGAGCTTGATATAAATTATCTTGATGTCAATTTCTTTGAAGATTTACTAAGAATTGTTGATGAGTTAGATAAGCTTAAGGAAGATGATCTCAAGCAAGAACAAACAGTAACAAGAATAACTGGTACAAAAGTAGGGCAAGATACAACCACTCAAATAATTACTTTAGTACAAGGGGACCTCATCTCATTGCGTAGAAAGGTACAACAATCAACACAAGTAGATATAAACTCAGGACAAGGCTACACAGTAATATTTATACAAGATGGGGTGTCAAATACTGTTAAAATAAATGGTGGTGGTGATTCAGTTATAAAGATAACGCAAGGCTCATGAAGAAAACGGCAATATTTTTAACTTTAATAATTGGACTTTCTTTGCCTATGGTTTTGCAAAATGTTTCACATGAAACATTAAAACTAAAAACATTTGATGCAATCGTTCCTAAAAAAAATCCAACAGGTTATTTCACCATATTAAATATCACAGAAGAAGATGTTATAGCTGAGGGTGGCTATCCTTTTCCTAGAGACAGATTAGCTAACATACAAAAACAACTATATGACAAAGGTGCATTAGGTGTTGGTTGGGTTATAGCATTCACAGAAAAAGATAGATTTGGTGGAGATTATGAGTTTGCATCATCACTAAAATTGTTACCTAGTGTGTTATCTACTTTTGAAAATAACACTGCTGACTTTCCCAAAACAACAGGCACAGTTATTTTAGGAGAAAACATATCAGGCATAAAAGCAAAAGGAGTCAGACAAAACATTGATCTACTAAGCAAGTATGCAGGACAAGGTATAGCATCAGCACCAGTTGATGTAGACAATCTTGTGAGACAAATACCATTGCTTATGCAAACGCCTGATGGTTGGGTGGCTTCATTTGGTACAGAAGTTCTAAAGACATTAGCACAACAAGATACTTATATTATTAAAGGCTCAAAAGCAGGTATAGAAGAAATTGCTGTTAGGAGTATACCGCCAACAAAACTTGATAAATACGGCAGACAATGGATAAGTTGGGTAGATACACCACAAACTACATTGCAAGAAATGGATGTAAAGAATAAGTTTGTATTTATTGGTGTAACTGCAACTGGTGTAATGCCACAAATTGCAACTCCTGTAGGTCTTTTAGAGCCACATAAAATACAAGCCGCACTATCTGAATCTATATTGCTAGAGAACAGCCCATACATACCAAACTGGCATTTATCAGCAGAAATAACAATTTTTTTCATTTTGGGCTTCCTCACATGGCTTCTATTGAACGCTTTTGGTGTTACATGGGGTTTAGTATTAACGAGTTTAGTGCATTTCAGCACCCTCTATGGTGGTACGCAATTATTAAAAAAAGGTATTTTGATAGATGTTACATGGGCTTTAATATCATCTTTCATTATAGGTTCTGTAGCTTTTTACCTAAGATTTAGAGAGCAGTACAAGTTAAGACAACAAATAAAAAAACAGTTTGAGCATTACCTAGACCCAAGACAAGTAAAAGAATTGCAAAAAAATCCTGACCTACTAAAACTTGGTGGTCAAAAAAGAGTCTGCACATTTTTGTTTACCGATCTAAGAGGCTTTACATCATTGTCAGAAAAAGTTACGCCTGAAGAAGTAACAGAAATAATGAATAGAGTTTTGACAGCTCAACAAAAATCAGTCCAGGCACATGGTGGGATGGTAGATAAATATATTGGAGATGCAATGATGGCAATATTTAATGCACCTTTAGATATTATTAACCATAGTAAGGTAGCAGTTGATTGTGCTGTAGACATTAAGCGTAGGATTATAGAACTGAATCATGAGCTTAAAAACGAAGGCAAACCATCCATAGCCATAGGTATTGGAATCAATAGTGGAGAAGCAATTATTGGAAATATGGGAAGCGAAAGCAGATTTGATTACACAGCTATTGGTGATGCTGTGAATGTTGCGGCAAGGTTAGAGAGTGCAACAAAAGAAAGAAATGTAGATATATTGATAGGCAAACAAACTGAAAAATACTGTGGCTACCATTTGCGACCTTTAGAACCTATAATTGTTAAAGGTAAATCAAAACCATTGCACATATTCACATGGAAAGACAAGCACTACTTACTAAAATAATAAGATATTTTAGACCCCGTTATCAGGTGCGTGTGTCTTTTAATAAAGAATACGGTGATTCAGATGATAAAATTTATATAGCAAAAAAAATTATTAAGCAAAAAGAAAACCATTTAAAGTTTCGTAATCTTGCAAATAAAACTATAGAGTATAGAAGTGCAGGTGGGTTGAACTACATTATTGAGGATATGTAATGCAACAATTATTGATAGGAATTATATTGGTCTTAGGTGGTGTAACTTATTATTTACATAGTCAAAATCAAATACTGCAAGCTAACAACTCAGCACTAGAAGGCGCAGTAGCCACACAAGAAGAAGCAATCCAAACAATACGAGCTGACTTTGAAATGCAAGCACAACAAATGCAAGACCTTACAATTAAAAGTCAAGAAGCACAGAGAGAATTAAACAGATATACACAGTTCATACAAAACTATGAATTGACTGCTAAAATCTTAAACGACCCTATTGAAATGCAGAGGAAAATAAACAATGGAACTAAACATATCATGGAGAACATTGAGCAGATCAGCAGTGATGTTGATGATCTTGATAGTGGCTTGCAGTTGCAGCCTAATTCCAACTAAGCAGATACAAGTATCAGCTAAACCAATAGAAAGGCAGATAGTTCAACCTATTATGCCTAGGGAAATTGACCTTAAACAACCACAATGGATAGCAGTTACACCTGATAATTGGGAAGATCAACTGGCTCTCATTGAGGAGCAAGAGGGAGAGTTAGTCTTTCTTGCTATGACGATTCCTGACTACGAAGTCATGTCATATAACATGCAAGAGATCAAAAGATACATAACAGAACTCAAAGATGTAGTGGTTTACTACCGAAAAGTAACTACGGAAAAACTTTCAAAAGACGAATAAATCTGATAGCCTTAAATTTTTCTATATAGGAGAATAATATGGGAATGATATTTGA